TGGTACTGGTAGTTGTAAATTGAAACCCCAACCAGTTATTACCAGTATATCTCATCCAAGTATTTATACTGGTGTTGAAATACTCATCACCAGATACTGGATCCGCTGGATGAGCGGTTCCTGTTCTTATTCTTCCTGCTAGATCTGTAATGTGTGTACTTGCCATTTTTTACTCCTACACTGTCGTACTAGTACTTGAACTGGTACTGGTTGTCGTACTCGTACTAGTGGATGTACTCGTACTAGTGGTTGTTGTACTTGTGCTACTACTAGTCGTTGTCGTACTCGTACTAGTGGTAGTTGTGCTTGTTGACGAACTAGTTGAAGTTGTTGTTGACGTGCTGGTACTGGTTGTCGTACTCGTGCTGGTACTGGTAGTTGTTGTTGTCGAAGTACTAGTAGAGGTACTCGTACTGGTACTAGTCGAGGTACTCGAGCTAGTTGTCGTAGTAGTAGTACTTGTACTAGTAGAGGTAGTGAAGGCTAACCCACGCCACTGAACACCATCCCACCTCATCCAACGGTTGTTGCCTGTGTCGTAATATTCATCACCAACAGAAGGGCTGCTTGGATCGCTTGTCCCTGTTGGTAAATGCCCAATTATGCTGCTAAATTTACTCGTCATAAAGCTCCTGTATGCCCCGATTTAATCGGGGGTATCGGTTATGGATCAGGGGGCCAGAGCAGCCCCCCAACCCAATGTGCTAGTCGTTAGCCGCTGTAAGCAGCTCCATCACCTAGAGAGCCCCATACACCTCGCCAATCACTCCAACCACGGGAGAATCTTTGGCGGGATTTGAATAGCGCCATATCGGTGTCGAAGCTATCATCCTGCTTGAACTCTGGTCGTACTCTGTCAAACCAGTTGAGTTCGTGTACATTGGAATCAATCAAGAACCATCGAGTTGTATTACCATCCATGTAAATCCAATCGATAATCTTGAACTGATTCTTGTAGACGTTTGCGTCATTGTCAGCCGTACCTTGTCGTAGAGGTGAATCTATAATAAGGTGAGCTGTTTTCCTTAGATCGATTGGGATAAGAAGAGTGTCTGGAAAGACATCAATTCTTTGTCCCTTGTCGTCCAGCTGACCTCTCATTGCAATAATTGAAGTTTCGAGGTTTGCTTCAGTCAAAGTAATACCAGTTGAGCTAGCATTGCTTTGAGCGGTGCCACCATCAGCTCGGTCGTGTGAAGTAGAGCAAAGCTCCTCACTGTCACCACCAAGGTAAGAGGCGTTAAAAGCCCGGTTAAATACCTGAGCTGCTTCTCTTTCCCTAGTTCGACGAGCGGATCGTGCTAAAGCGGCTGGTTTCTTGTTAATTACGTTGTAGAGATCGTCTTCCCACATTTCCCTACTAACCTTAAATCCTTTAGTGTACTTGAGGTGGGTGTAGGTCACGTCAAACATTTGAACTGGGTCCTCATAGTCAATTGGGGCGCCTTCAGCAGTTTGCTGCATGTAGCCAAACCCAGTGACAGCCGAGTCTCGTTCATCTTGTTTAGCGGAACTATTTATGTGGAATATTTGAGTCAGAATCTGCGGAACTTCACTATAGCGGTCATCGAAGATCTCACGGAATCCTGGCTCTAGTAGGTCACCAAAATCTGCTCTATATGTAGCCATAATTCATACCTCCTTATGCCGCATTCACAGCTTCAGCAGTTGTTTGATTTCCAATCTGACTGATTAACTGTGGCTCCGCAATTCTAAATAGACCTTTGGAAAGGTCCCCATCACCATCAGGGTCTCGTGAAACAAGCTGGAATTGACCAGATGTATCACTAACACTTCCTGAATCGATTTGACCTGAGGCAGCTAATACATCGAATAGCTGCAAATCGTTGGTGATCGTAAAGTTACCATCTGCGTCGTTGTACCAAAGCAGAACTCCTGCTGGATCAACGACAACTGCACCCTTAATATAGGTTGCTGCCGTTTGATTTGCCGAACCAGTTGCTACTTGGTCATCTTCAGTTAGGGTCGCCCCCACCGCATCTGCTCCAAGCGAAAATGGGTTAATCCCATCCTGATTATACAAACCTATTAGTATGCCTAATACTGGGTTCCCTGCCGCTGCTCGGACGAGAAATCCACCAGTATTAACTCTAACGGCATCGCCTAACTTCAGGGTTGTAGAGTTCGCCACTCTAAATTCTTGAGCGGCTGGAAGGTCTCCTCCATAAAGAGACTTCCTAAACCTAAATCCTGTTGTTGAACTGTATGCCATTTTTTATACTCCTTGTTGTGTTTCTAATATCTCTTTCTTCCTGGCAAGATACTTCGCAACTGGTATGCCCATTTTTTGCGCTGTCTCTCGTTCAGAAGCAGAGAGTTCTAATTCCGAGCTCATACCACTCGAGGAAGGAATACTTCCTATCGAACCTTGTTGGTTAACCTTATTAGCCGTCAAAGCCTCAAGTTTTGCCGTTTCAATCAAGGCTTCTTTATTAGCAATAAAGTAGGCATTCTCCAGATAACGAGGCAACTTCTGCAAGGAAATTGTGTTAACAATATCTGCATAAGTCATCCTTCCACCTGGATCCGCCAAATCTGCTAACGCATTGCCGATCTTAACGTGCATCTCTCGTTTTTGGTTTGGCGCTAATTGATCAACCCCGTATTTCCTCTCGAAATCAGCAATAATTTGATTTTCGAGTGCCCTTCTAGTATCTAAATCTGCTGCGGGAATTTCTTTTTTCTGCTCAACGTCTTTTTTAGTTTCCTCTCGTTTTGGTGCTCCAAACCCACGCTGTTCTTTAATCTTATCGTCGAGCCGTTGGTAAAGCTCTGGGTCTGCCCAGACTGCCTGAAGTACTGGATCCATTTGGTCTCGAAATGACCTAAGTTCACCAACTTCAGTTGCCTGTTCACCGAGCTTTTTTTGCAGCTCGTTGTAAGATTTAAGTACCTCTTCAGTACTTTTCCCCGCAAATTTATCTTCTAAAGGTGCTGGCTGTCCATCAGCTTGTCCAGTATCAGCCGTTACTGGGGCTTCGGTTGGTTGTCCCTGAACTTCAGGGGCCTTTTCTTCATCTAACATTTTGGGCTCCTTTCAAGAGTTGTCCAATAAAAAAGGTACATCGCAAAAGCGAGTACCTTCCATTTATAAAACTATATTTAAATTATGAAGTATAACAAACTAACTTGTCAAGCTACCGCTTCTTTTTCTGGTGTGATGGCTTCCAGCCAGTCTTTCTAAGGGTGCCATAAATATATTTAGCGGCCCGTTCACCTTTAAAACCCTTTTTCTTAGCCTGTGCTTTTAACTTTCTTTCCAGAGCCTTGGGCATTACTTATGCGTCCTCTTCTTCATTTTCTTCATTTCTTTTTCGGCCATCATATGACCTGCTTTAGTTCCTTTTAGCTTTTTAGAAACCTTTTTACTGGCCTTGCCCTTGTACTGACCCTTGTGCGGCATATATAGCTTTCCCCCTTTCTTGAAAATCTTTTCTTCTTAGAATATCCTTTTTCCCATGACATGAAAGACAAAGAGTCTGCAAATTATTTAGTTCGTTATTTTGAAAATGTTTTAGCACACTTCTACCACTCCCATCAATATGATCAACAGTTATATCCCTACCCCATTTATTTTTGTGCCTTTGTCTAGTTAAACCACAGTTTACGCATTTCTCATCATCTCTAATAATAGCCATCTCCCTTAAACCCCCATATCTTCTAGTATTAGCATACTTTTTATTACTTCCAGGATGATTTTTTATCCATTCCCTAAGTATCTCCCTAGCTCTCTCCTTACTAAACGGCACTATTACCTCCCTGAGGTTGTCCTTGCTGTGGACCTTGTAGTGGGCTATTCTGACTCAATAACCCTAATAATAAAGCGTTTAAACCCAATCCTAGTAAATCTTGAAGGGTAATCTGAGCAAGACCACCACTGGGAGTACCCTGGGCGGCAGCCGGTGGGACTGCCTGTTGAGTAGGTTGGGGTATTCCGGCCGTATCTGGTGGTAGGAAACTATCCATTCCTTGGGGAGCACCGCCAGATGGCATTCCTACATCAGGAGGAACGGGTGTTTGTCCAAAGGCTGGTGGTAATGTTGGGTTAGCACTTCCCGATGTGGGAGTGAACTGTTCAATCAATCGATTTTTAGTATTGTCTAAAAAGTCAAACTGGGCCATTATTTATTCTCCAAGCGTTTTTCTAATTCTAAGACGGCTCCTTTTAAAGTATAGACCAAATTTTCTAGCCCCGCAACAGTTCCCCTAGAAAAGGCTTTTTCAATGGCCAACTTTTGGGGCTCTGCTTCTGATAAACCAAAGATATAATTTTTTTCAATGTCAATCATTTTTCTAACGTGCTCAATAAATTTAGGAAAATCTTTTTTATTAGCAATATTAGCAAAAAACTGCAGCTCATCTAAACTGGACGTTTCGAGGACTCGTTGGGTTTTGATAGGTATCCGTTCTTTAACCATTAGATTCCTGGCGGTGTCATACCGCCACCCTGTATTAATGAAGGTAAGGTATCCTGTACTTGTTTGTTACCTCCAGATTGATCACCTACTAACGCCTTCCTCTGGGCTTCGATTGGTGTTTGGGATTGTGGCCTTGGAGGCATCGTTCCCTCTGCCATTGTTCCCGCTTGTGTTCTTCCAGTTTGCGCTAATAGCTCACCCATCACGTGGTCCATAAATATCTGAATCACAGGAGAATCATTTGGTAATCTCTGGAAAGTTGGGGAGTGCATAAACTCTCCGTGAATTTGAGTATGAGCCGGTGATGCAAACGGGGTTGGAGCAACTGGTTGACCCTTGGCCATTAGTTCGTTTTCCCGCATTGCCAACTCAACTAGTTGTTGGGCTCTGGCTTCTGGTAATTCCTGGGTTGGTGCTTTCTCTACTTTGAAGTCATCTGGATTTAAATCATTAACCCGAAGAAGCTGGTCGCCTAGTTTTTCTGCGTCGTAGGCCATTCCTCCAACTGCTAGCTGTATAAGACGATCGTACATCTCAGTCATTTTACTCTGCATTAATGGTTTAGAAATAGGTAGGGTAGACCCAGCCGCAAATTTAATATCATAACCACCTCTAGCGGTTGGAATAAATGTCTCGGGACGTATTTCAAAGAAGCTCATCCCAGATATTGCTCTTTCCTGGGGGATACCCTTTTCATTAGCAATAAGTTCTTTATTCTCTAAACGGATAGTTTTGAAACTTTTCTTCATTGGCTCACCGCTGACAACCTCCAATAACCCTTTCGAAGCCAAAGAAGAAACTTGCTGCATGTAATCTTGGGTTCCCTTTTTCCCCACGATCTTTTCTAGTTTTGGCTGGGAGTAAAATTGGATAATGTTGGAAACTCGCAGTCGGGCGACATTAACCAAAAACTCTCTTTCCAAAAGCCTCATCTTCATTCTTATTCTCTTGAGAGCACTTTCTTTCAAAATGGCG